ACGACCTCGTGCTGACTTACCTTTAGAACTTATCATAACAACAAATCAAAAGTCTACTAAAGATAATATTTTTAATTTAAATGCATGGGCTATTGATAATGGATGGGATGGGCAATCACCGTGTAGGATTATTATAGATGAGGGTGTTTATATATATTCTGATGATCCAGATAACGTTAAAGTACCGGGTATGCTAATTGATCAATTTCCTGGAGGTTTAACGCTAATAAATAACGGATTTATTATGGGCAGAGGTGGTAACGGTGGTTCATTTTATGCTGATGGACAAGACGGGGGTGATGCTATACATGTTATAGGGAATACTGAAATTATTATCGATAATACTAACGGTGCTATCGGTGGCGGTGGTGGTGGTGGTTCTGCTTCAAAAGAAGGCGAATCAGGAGGAGGTGGTGGCGCTGGTGGTGGTTGGGGCGGTACAGCGTCAATTTTTCAATTTCCAGAATATAATTTTGGTGATGGAGATGGAAGTATAGTAGATGTGAGTTCACAAAGAGGCACTATGGTTGGTAGTGGAAGAGGTCGCAACGATATATGGAGAGCTACTGCAGCTGGTGGAGCTGGGGGTGAGCCTGGACAGTTAGGTGGACATGGCCGATGGTATAATAAATTTACTAGTTCGTACTCATTACAATTATTTAAAGCTGCTGGTGATGTAGTAACTATTGGCTGGGGTCCACTATTTCCTTTATTACCAGGAGTTGGTGGTGAAGCTGGAGGAAGCGGTGCGCATGGAAGAAGTAGAAACGGTATTGATGATCAAGGATCAGGTGGTGGTGGAGGTCGTATATTAACATCTACTGCTTTTGGTGGTGGTACGGGAGGCATGCCAGGTGAACCTTTTGGAGCTATAGATGCAGACGGTAATTTAAGAACTACAGGACCAGAGTGGAATAATATTGCGCCGGCAAATAACGGTTCAGTAAATGTTGAAACTATACCGAGACCGGGTAGATCTAGACCTAGAATAATTGAAACGTATATAACAGCATATAATAGTAGTCAGCCATTTGTTGGTTGGAACTCAGGTTACACTTTAACTAACAGAAATGGATTTGGGTCTGGACCAAATCGTGCTATTGGTCCACACTGGCATGCGGATGGGGTGGGTGGTTTAAGGGGTATACCTTTCATTACAGCTGGTGTAAATAAGCCGGGGAGAGGTTCACATACATCACAGCGTGTAACTACCTTTTTAGACTACAATGGATTTTCTTATCTTTCACCAACCGGTTGGGATGGATTTAATCATAGATCCGCTCTCGTAAGAGGCGGTAGTACTAATCTTCCTGGTGTATATGAACTAGCTCCAGAGCGTTATGTTGGTGGTAGATCCAAAAAGTTTGATCTTCATAATGATCGTTGGGCAGAAGAAGTTAGTGCAGGAGGTGGAGGCTGGGGCGCACCGGGCGGTCAAGCGTATGGTGTAAGTAATCCAAGAAAACCTGGAGCTGGTGGTCTTTCTATAAAAGCTACAGCTGGTAAAGTTACGATAATGAACGGATTAATATATGGTAATGTTGAAGGAAATGTAAATGTAATGCGCACATGATTTAGATAGTATTTTCAAATTGTGACATAAATAATAGTAATATGCCAGAGAGTTTAACAAATCAATTTATATCTGATTTTTATACTTCTTTACTCCATTTAAGCGGAGCAGAGTTAGGAAATACTTTGAATAAAGTTTACGATGGTGTAGGTAACTCTACCGGTTTAGCTTTAAGTGGTAATCGCGTTGTAATTAATAATTACATATATCCTGAAGGTCCATTAGCAGAACCAACAGATTGGTTAGATGCTTTCTTTCCTGTAGGTTGTATCCAGTTAACATTTGATAATATTAATCCTCAAACTAGAATAGCTGGAACTGTATGGGAAATAGTTGCTGAAGGTAGATTTTTAGTGGGTGTTGGAGGACATACAGATAAAAATAATGATTTTCGAAAATTTTGTGATGAAGATGCACCTAATTATCCAGAATCAGGTAATTTAGCAGGTGAATATTTAACAGAGCTTGGTATTGTAAATATGCCAGCACATACCCATACTACAAATGTAGGCTCAAATGACGTTTTTGTATCTACTGGTACATCTGTTGGTAATGGTCAACCTTTTTTTGCTACTGGTGTTGGTTTAGTTAACTCTACACAATCATTTACTGAACAACAACGTTCAAGAAATGCTTTAGGAGCTGCTAGTGGATGGAACTGGTTAAATTCGTTTGGTAATAGAACAGCAAATAATAATGACCCTCAAGATATTATGAGAAGATCACTTGATCTTAATTTCCAATTAGGGTCTGCAGCAGCTTATAGTGCTACATTGAGAGCATTTTATTTAGAAAATACACAATTTCAATTTAAAGAAGTAGTTGGATTATGGAATGGTGAAACGCGTTTTGTCGCTAGTAAAGCACCATTAGGAGATGGTAGGGAATGGGAATTTAACGCATATAATTTTTGCTTGGAACGAGGCGCAGTAGATGTAGGTGTTGCACAAGCGGGTCAATTTGCTAATGAGGCTAACCCTGTAAGTACGTTATCAAGAAATAACCAACAAATTAATTTTAATGAAGGATCCTCTAGTATAAGACAAACAACCGCAGTCGGTGAGGGAAAATCACATAATAACATACCTCCGTCTTATGGAGCGTATGTATGGAAAAGAATAGCATAAAAAAATCATGGCAAATATTACTATAGTAAAATTAAAAGTTAGAAGGGGCACTGATGGTCAACGGCAAGATATTGTATTAGATCAAGGTGAAGTTGGTTATACTCTAGATTCAAAAAGATTATTTGTTGGTGATGGTTCAACATTTGGCGGTACAGTAGCAGGAATAAAAGCAGTTGGACCTTTTGCTGCTGTAGAAAGCTTAGGACCAGCTGTAAGTGAGTCACCGTTTTTACAAATAGGTGATATTGGATATGCAGATAGTAGATTGTTTATATTAACTGGAGCTAGTTCTACTGGTAAAGCATATACAAATGCGTTGTCTGGGTGGGCATATATTGGTACAGTACCTGATGATACAACAATTGAATTTGATTCTAATAATAAATTTACTGTTAAAAGACAAAGTTTAGATGCACAGAATTTAGGTACAACATTTTTTGGAGAAGGATTACTATCATCTAATACAGTAGCTGGAGAAGCAAATGTAGCCTATAATGCTGATTATATAGAATTATCTAGCTCACCTGGTACAAAAGGTCGACTAACATTAAAACAAAATTCTATAACAAATCGGGAAATAAAAGCTTTGTTTCCATCTGCGAGTGGGTTAAAAGGTGGTAATGGTGAAGAATTAGCTCTTAGCGTTAATGAAGATCAATTTAAATTTGATGCAAATAATAAATTAGAGTTAAAAGGAGTGGGTTCAATAACTGTGCCATTATCTACTTGGGCTGGTCCAGGTGATGGTACTTCAACAACAGACGGTAAACTTGGTGGTGGTTTAACAATAAATACAGCAACAAATAGACTTCAAGCTTCTTTACAATCTGTAGATGGTGATTTATTAATAAATGACAACGGTGTAGTTACATTAAATGGTAGTACTTCAGCATTTCAAGAAATGCCTTTTGTTAATGTTCAAAAAGGGTTAGTTACAGAAATAAAAAGTTCTATATTTGATGTAGTAACAGCAACTGGTTTATCTGGTGCTGGGGCAGGCGACGGTGTACCTATTGGTTCAATTTTACCGCATGCGCAAGCATTTACAACACCTCCAGCTGGATATGTTTTATGTAATGGAGCAGCATATAATGCTAGTACTGATACACAATACAGAGAATTATTTGATAAAATAGGTACCGTGTATGGTGGAACCGGTATGACTAATTTTAGAGTTCCAAACTTAACTGGGGGCGATGTACTTTTATATGGTTCGGAAGGCGCGATTACTGGTAGTACAAAGACACTATTTTTAAGTGCTACAAAATCGCATTTATCAGGTCCAAAAACAGGAGCTGGGGGACCATCAACCTTAAGTGCTTTTGGTGTTAACTTTATTATTAAGTTTGCTGAAGATCCAGTTTTAAATATTTTTAATGGAGCACCAAATCAAGTTGAGCGTAATTTTGGTGGTAAATATACTCAACAAATATGTAATGGACTTGACTCGGGTGGTCAAGTGCTTAGTTTAAGTTCTGCAGGATTTATTACTATGGCATTATCTGGTAATGTACGCAATAGTGATAGTAATGAAACGTATGATAGATTTGCAATACCGGTTTATAGCTACTAAATATTAAAAACACATGGCCATACAAATTTTAGAAAACACTTTATTAAAACTTCTAGTTAGAAGGGGTTCTGATTTTGATAGAAAACAAATTACTCTAGAAACAGGTGAATTAGGTTATTCAACTGATAATAAAAGATTATACATTGGTGACGGTGTAACCAAAGGGGGTATTATAGTTGGTAATAAGTGGGCAGGAAATGCAGCAGATTTAACTAGCTTAGCTCCTGCTGCAAGTGGTGATTTTGCCTATGATACTGATAATCGTTGTTTTAAAATTCTAACTAAAGGAACCGGTAGTGTAGCAGCAGATTGGGTAACAGTTGCAACATTTTTAAGTGCTTTTAATACATCAATTACAATAGATGCTAATAATAGAATATCTGTTGGAACATTATCTGCAGGTAATTTTTCTCTAAATGCTATTGGCAGTTCTTTAACTATAGATGGTTCCGAAAAAATAGCATTAAGCTCTACTATTAGTGTAGATAATATTACTCAAAGATCCACTGGATTAACTGATTACTTAACATTACCAGCTAAATTAAAAATTAATACTGTTGATTATACTTTTCCTGTTACTAGTCCACAACCTGAAACATTTTTAGGTTATAGTACAAACGATGATGCAGGGAAGGCAAAATTAGCTTGGCAAGTTCCAAAAGTAGTATTTTCGGCTGTTGCGCCAACAACAGCTGCTTTAATTCCTGTTGGTTCTATTCAACCATTTGCTGGTCCTTTATCAGGCGCGCCATTTGGTTGGCTTAATTGTAACGGTCAAGCTGTTGATGCAGTAACATATTCAGAACTTCTTACTGCTATTGGTGGTCAATTTGGCCGTAACTTTACTAATAATACATTTAATGTTCCAAACTTAAGTTCAACGTTTATTCATGGCTTTGATTCAACATCTAGCAGCTTAGGCGCACAATTTCCTGCTCGTGGTGTAGGCTTATCAGCACAAAAAACTACACTCTCAGCAGTTGGAATGAATTTTATTATTAAAGCATTCGGTGGTGTAACTAATCCAACTTTAACAGTAGGTAAGAATTTATCTGCTACTATTACATCACCATCTAATGTAACTGTAAATACAACTGATGCTGCATTTAACCCTCTTAGCGGTGCAATAAAAATAACTAAGCCGCAGCCTGGTATGCAGATTTTTGATACGCCTGGTATAACGCATACATTTAAAATGCCTGGAGGAATATCTTATGTTAAGTTTTACGTAACGGGGTCTGGATCTCCGGGTAGAAATCAAAGTGGTAATGCTGGATCTACAGCAATCGGTTATCTATCTGCACCTCCAGGAACAGAATTTCCTGTTGTTGTTGCTGCAGCTCCTGTTGGTAATACTAGTGGTCAATCAAGTCAAATATTTGAACCCACTGCAGATGGTAACGATCCGATAGTTACTGCACCTGGTGGTGCGTTTGGTTCTATAGGTGCTGCATCTCCAACAATTGCTGAAAGTGTTTATCTACCAACAGAAACATTAAAGATTTTAGGTGGAGTTGGATTTATTGATACAGACGATGGTGGTGACGAAGAAGATGTTGGAGGAGCTGGATTTTACGGACACTCACCTGCTTATGGTGGTGGTGGTGGATCCCATGCTCACAGACCTGCAAGTGCTCCAGTTTCTACCGGTGTTGTTGTGTTTGAATGGAACTAGTTGCTTTATAGCATAGAGAATATAACTACAATATGGAAGAAGTTATAGTTGAGGGTCTTAATTTTGAAGATTTTGTAACTCTAAAAGAAATTTTATCTAATAATACTAGCTTTAAATATAGTGAAAGTCAATTGCATGCTGACGCGAGTATTTTAATTGAAAAGATAGATAAAATTCTTCAAGTCTTTGATGATGAATAAATACTTGTATGAATACAAGTGTTTGCAGAGCTAATGCACTCTGTGAAGAATTTTCTGATTACGTTATCTACGATAGCGAATTTGAAAGTATTTTATTCAATGTACCATATGAGCACTTTAAAACAGTACATTTAGAGTTATCAAAACTAGGTTTTATCTTAGTATTTAAAACTCGTATTAAGAAAACAAATTCTCTAACCTGTACTTTTATAAAGGAATGAGTAATTAAATATATATATGGCAGCATTAGCAGGATTTCCAACAGATATATCATTACCCGCGGAAGCTAGATATTATACTCTCGTGGAAATTGGTAAATCCTTTAATTCAAATTACGATATAACTTGGTCTTTTCAGTATAAATTACCAAGTACAAGTTTTGGATCAACAGCAAAATTTGATAATTACCAATTAGGGTTTTCAACTTTTTTAACAAATTTACCCAAACCGTTATCTTGCTTACCTGGGCAATATCTTGGTGATCAAGATCCAGAATTTGTACTATCAGCAAGTGCATTATTAACAGAAGATGCAAAAGTGTTAAAAACCCAAGACAGTTCTACAATTTTACTTGAAGGCGCTGTACTTAGTGGTATGTTAGTTAAAGTAGCATTTGACTCTACAGGTAAATATGCACTAACTGGAAGAGATTCACGACCTGGGGTTAAACCACATCAAGTATTAAGAGAGTCAATGGTAGTTCGAGATTTCTTACATAATGTACTTGCTTACAATCATCTTTCTGCTGTTTCAACTACATTTAATACTATATCTACAGATTCGTATAGAACCTTAAGATTTAGATACGTTAACCTAGGTCAAACGTTATTTATTGATTTTCGTGAAAGTAATACTACAGCATACAGTTTACTTACAGCAATCAATTTAGGTTCTAGATATAGAACTTTATCAAACATAGAAAATGTTTATGTTGGTTTTGCTTTTTCTACTCCTATTTCTTCAACTACGCCAGCAGCTGCAGGGGGATATTCATTAAGTGCAAAAGACTTTTTCTTAAGAAATCTACATGTTGAAGGATATGAAGGTAGTAACGTACTTACTGAAACTATACGTACCCCATCGTTAAGTACAGTACCAAATCTACCATTTACAACTGTTACTAACATTACTGCATAATGGAAACAACACCAGGACCAGACCCTTTTGATACGACGCCAGATCCAATGGATTTGTCTTCTGGTACTCCCGAACCAGCTGCTATAAATTTAGGTAATCCAGATGTACAAATAGAAGATATTTTTGTAACAGTAAAGTCATATCCACAAATAGGTACGGGAGGTGTACAAGGTTCTTTTGATAATACAGCTGGTGTTGTTACTGTCGATTACATTACGTTAAGTCAACCTGTTGATGGTGATATTGAATTTTTTATTGAAGACTTTAATAGCAAGACTGAGCTTGAAGACGGTGTTACAACTCGTGGTGGTAAAAGCACCAAAATCCTTAATATTAATGCATTTAATTTACCTTTTGTTGCTGATGAAGTCGCAAAAGACGGTAGTATGGATGTTACTGTTTCGCTTCAACAAATTGTAGAAGTAAAAGGTATACCGCGACCATTTGTAAAATCACAAACAATAAATATACCTAACCCAGCTTATAATCCTGCTGGAAGTGTCGATACAACACCACCCGCTAGTGCTGGTGTCGATACAACACCGCCGCCAACAATGGTGGCACGTGGTGATATATATTCAGATAGAAGTGGTACAGAACCTAGACGAACTACAACTCCATTACAACCATCTCAACCGGTAGTTACGGTTACTACTAGCACATCTCCAAGACCTTTGATAATTGATGATACAAGGTCAGCAGCAAGTGATGGGGTTGATACAACGCCGCCTCCTAGTGACGGGCAAGATTATACAGATACAAATTTTAGTGACATAGATATTGGAATTGATACAACTCCTCCGGCTGAGGATACAACGCCTCCTGGACCTTCGCAAGAAGAAATAAGAAAAAGAGAAGAACTAAGAAATGCTAAAATTAGTGCTATAGATGTATTAGGTAATGATATACTTCCATATTATGAAAGACAGGTATATGTTGATTTAATTAATGGAGCTACAAGTATAGAAGAGATACAAAGAGTTATACGAGACGCTGCAATAGATAGGCTTGAAGCCCAAGAACGACGTACTAATGATGCAATACGTGAAGCAGAAGCTCGAGCACGAGGATTAGCTGAAGAAGCAGAGCGAAGAAGATTAGAACAAGAAGCTGCAGAAGAAGAAAGAAGAGCGCGGCTAGAACAAAATGAAGAACGAATAAGATTAGCACAAGAAAGAAGAGATGCTCTTAGACAAGAGCAGTTACAAGCTAGAATAACACGGCTATCTCTCTTAGAAGTTAATAGACTTTTAGATGAAGCGCGTATACGACTTGATAATGTAACCTTTCAAAATGATCCAATTGGTCAAAAAGAAAGATGGGCAAGACAAGATATTGAAACTTTAGAAAAATATATAGAAGATAATCTTGATCCTAATAACCCTTTTCCATCAGCAGATGTATTTACTCCGCACTTTATGTATGATGAGGGTGGTAATGCTTTTTTTGCAGAAACATATGAAGAACATGAAACATTTCGAAGATTAGGCTATACTCACGAAGCCCCAGAAGGAGTTGATACAACACCGCCAGCGCAAGATACAACTCCACCAGTACAAGATACAACTCCACCAGTACAAGATACAACACCACCACCATGTCCATCGGGTATGGAGAGAGTTAATGGTGTATGTGTAGATAAATGTCCAGATGGTTTTATAAGAGGGTCAGATGGAGAATGTTATGATCCTACCGCTGGTGATACTGATGAAGAAGATCTTCTCGACAGTGGAGTTATTGATTTTCCAACAATTATACAAGGACCATTAGGTTCTGGAGGAAGTCCGGATCCTAATCTAGATTATACTATATATGAAGATCCAACAACACAACCACCTCCTATAACGACACCTCCGTATACAACACCACCGTATACGACCCCGCCTTATACGACCCCGCCTTATACTACTCCACCATATACTACACCGCCGCCGTATACTACACCTCCGCCACCATGCACAACTATTCCACCGTTTATAGTTCCTCCCAGCGGGGGCGATCCACCAGATCCACGAGAGCCTATAATAGTCTTACCACCCGAACCGCCTGAGCCTCCAGAACCACCAGAGCCGCCAGAGCCGCCTACATTTATATACCCAGCTCCCATTTTACCGCTAGCAAGACCGTTTCTAATAGACGTTGTAACAACTACAACCACTACTACTACTACAACGACAACTACTACTCCGGCGCCTATTGTACAAGTAACTACTACAACAATATGTCCAGAGGATCCAGATTGCAATAATTTACAGTTTTAGTAAGTATTATTGTGGGAAAGCTAACTATTGGAACTTGTGTTTATGATGATTACGAAGGTCTATATTTTACAATTCAATCTTTAAGGCTACATCATAAAGAAATATTAGATAGATTAGAATTTGTTATTATTAATAATAATCCTAAATCTTTACAAGGACGCGAGGTACATAAATTTGTAGAATGGATTAAAGAGCCTGTAACATATGTTGAATTTGATGGTTTTTCCGCAACATCTTTAAGAGATAAAATATTTGGTCTAGCTAATACAGAATATGTTTTAGTAATGGATTGCCACGTACTATTAGATCCAGGTTGCTTAAAAAAGCTTTTAGACTTTTATGATAGTAAAAAAGATCATAGAAATTTACTACAAGGTCCGTTACTATATGATGATATGGTAAATGTAAGTACTCATTTTAATTTAGATAAATGGGGTAGTGATATGTGGGGAATGTGGGATACGGATAAAAGAGGTACAAATCCTGATAATAAACCTTTCGAAATACCAGCACAGGGATTAGGTGTCTTTACGTGTAGAAAAGATAGCTGGTTAGGATTTAATAAAAAGTTTAGAGGCTTTGGTGGCGAAGAAGGGTATATACATGAAAAGTATAGATTAGCAGGTCGTAAAGTTGTCTGTTTACCGTTTTTAAGATGGTTACATCGTTTTGGTCGACCTGCTGGTGCACCTTACCGCCCAACAAAAGAAGATAGATTCCGTAACTATATGATTGGATTCCAAGAAATTGGAAAAGATACAAATGAAATCATAGCTAGATTTAAAAATATTGTATCAAAAGAACATATTGAAGCAGTAAAGAAAGAACTTGATCTATAGATTACCTAAAGTAGCTTCTACTTTAAGATCATGCTTCATAGAATGAAATCTCTCATCAATATATTTTTGAAAAGCTAGCGGCTTAATCCAATTATTACTTTCAATATCGATATCCTCTTTTCCTCCTACTACTTCTAGAGCTTCAATTAAGCATGCCCAGCGAACTAGTTCGTCAAAATCCATAGTTTTAGTCGAACCGTCTTTTAGTTTAAATTCATGTTTATTCATAATATAATTATATTATAGTTCCGTTCCTGGCTTGTAATCAGATGTTATCTCTATATCTTTTACCTCTTTGGTAAGTTCGGAAAATGCTTTATTAACATCAACTGTTTCTGTAAGAAGAGTTGGTACTAAATTAATATCTACTCTATATGTATTATTGCATTTCTCGCAAGTATACGTATTTTCCATATTAACAAAAATATTTTCTTGAAAAGTATAATTATTACAAGGACATACTATTGCAGCTTCACTAAGATCAAGCAATTGCTGTATTTCATTTTCAAATTCTCCTGTAAGTGTATCAACTTTATTAATTTTAAAAGATGAAACAATAAAAGAGACTAAAAACTGACAAACAAAAGCAAGAACTACAGTTTCCCAAAAACCAATTATATTACGTAATCCAAAGCCCAGAGCAACAGATACAATTAAAGTAATAACTAAAGACCTTAAGATAGTCATATAGCTATTTTAGCCAAGTCTTCGGGAATATCAAGTATAAGTTCGTTAATTTGATCAATTTTACTATTTATTGCATCAACAGCTCCACTTGATACATTTTCACTACCTTTAGCTGTTGTTAACATATTTCTTATTTCTACTAAATTTGTAAACGTGTCACCTAAAAGCTGCGTCATTTGTTGTAAATGATAAGGTAAAATAGGAGGTGCTTTCTGATGCTTTTCATTATCCTTATACATAGAAAGTTGATCTGCTGCATTCATATGAAAATTTATAGGGTTGCGTTCTGGCCCTACGCTATAAGGAAATTCTGGTCCATCCATGTAATTATTTATGCTAGAGACTAAATAATTTTATGACCAAATTTGAAAGACGTTTTTTAAAATCCCTTTTAGAGCAATCAGAAGAAAGAGAAGCTTTTGAAGCGGAATTAGATGAAACAACAGATGCGGGTGATTTTGATGTAGATGTAGATGTTGATGAAGTTACAGTAAAGGAAGATCCAGCTATTAAAGCTGCTGCAGCAGTAAATGAGCGTAATGAAGCTATGAAGGAAGATCTTAGAAGTTGGATTAAAGCAATGGAAGGATTTTTAGATTACTTAAATGGTGAAGAACCTACTTCTATTCAACAACAACTAGCTAATGCTGAACCTGATACTATTTTTGATAGAATGAAAGCCTCTGAGCAACGTAAAATTGCGAGAGTTGCAACTGAGTTAGCCGGTGTTACAGAGTCGTTTAAAGGCTACTTAGCGCAAACTTCTAATTCTCAATTTAAATACGTCTGATTTCTATATTTTTTAATTTGAGATAATTTAACAATACCTTCGAGACTATCGAAGGTATTTTTTTCTATAAAATCCCACTTAATTTCATCTATTTTACAAGCCATTGCTATATCGTTAAAATCTTTAAAACGTTTTCCAAACTTTTCAGGCCATATAAATACACGTTCATTTTGTTTAAGCAAAACCTCTGATTTTACTAAGGAAGCCTGATCAACCCACTGAGAATCAAGTATCCACACCTTATCATACCATTTTAAAGAGTTCAGCTGCTGCTCTTGTCTTTGAGTAAATGATCTACCTCGTTCAGTAATACCAGCTACAGCTATAGAGTTTTTAGTAAAGAAGGCATTCAAAGGTCCTTCAAAAATATAAACTTTATCATGATCGCTCGATACTCTATCAATATTAAACAGAGTTTTTTCTGCTTGTACTTTACCTAAGTACTTAGGTTTAGTTTTATTATCTTTATTTAAGACAGTACGAGTTTGATAAAACTCTATCTCCTTATTCTCATTAATAAAAGGTATAACTAATCTATTTTTATGTACCCTATCAGTTAATGATACATATAAGTTATCTGGTTTATTTACTGCAGTATCTAATCTACGTTCCTTAACCAAATATCTAGCAGCCGTAATAACAGAGTTGCTACTATAATAGTTAAGCTGAAACTCATCAGACAGATTAATGCTATCTTTAGGTAAGGTTTCGACTTGAAAAGTCTCTCTAATTTTTTCTCCATTTGCTGACAGATCTTTTGCATCAGGTACATATTCTTTTAGTTCATTAATTATATCTGTATCTGTACAACTTGATACTTCTTTTATCCACCGTAAAGGCTTACCCGACCAACCGCAGTTATGACAGAATATATTTTCATTTTTAGGAATATAATAGCATCTTCTTTTTTTACCTAACGATTTACCTTCTCTACAAATAGGACAACTACATTGATATACGTTATTAAATTTATTATACTTAGGATAAAAGCCTAATTCAAAAAATTTAAGTATAACAAAATCCTCAGGAAGCGATATCATTTAGTTTATTATAAAGGCTTTTCATAAAAAACAAACTATGCCAGCTTTCTTTATTATCTAGAATCCTCTTAAAGGAATACTCTTCACAATACTCTAAAAATACTTTATAAGAAGGATTAACTTGAATTGCTAGTTGATCTCTATAATATTCTTTTTCATTTCTATAATCTTCGTATAGATTTAATCTAAAGATATGTTTATTAGATTCATAAATCTGGTTTTCATCTTCAGTTAATTCAATTTCACCTTTTAGATATTTTTCTACTTTAACCTTACCAAATTTAGGTATACCAGCAATATTATCTGATTTATCACCTGTTAAGCATTTAGCAATAAACCACTCATCAACATTTTTAAATCCTGTTTGCTCTTCAAAATTACTTTCTTCAAAAAATTTCTTACGAATAGGATCATATAAAGTGCACTCAGAATTAACTAATTGAAGAAAGTCCTTATCTACAGAAACTATAACTTTTGATCCATCATGTTCATTACATATATAAGCAACAATATCATCTGCTTCAAGTTCACGTGGAAAAATAGAATTAATTCCCATTGAATATAAAATAGATTTAATTATTTCATTATTTTGATGAGGTGATGAATCTTTAGATCTATTACCTTTATATTCAGTTAGAATACTTTTACGAATATTAGGTTTATAATCTTGTTTTTCGTCCCACACAAATACTGTAGTATCGGGAAGAAACTGCTTCACGTAGGAGCTAACAGCATTAAGCGTAAAGTATATATGAAAATTACTTACTTGGTAATCTGAGTGAGTCTTGGTCTTCTTTGACTGTACTTTCGCTGTATGATACGTTCGGTGTATTAAATTGTTGCCGTCTATGATCAGTGTTTTCATTTTTCTTATATTGAGCCTCAATAACTGAATAAACGTTTCTAGGAAGCTTCTCTACAAACTTAATTATATCATTGTTCCTTCCGATATCAAATGATTCTTTAGGTACATCTATATTTTCCATTTGTGGTAAAATAAGACAACCAATAGTATCTTGTTTAAGATCAACTATTGCAAACATTTTACCTACATAATCGCCTGTCTGTACAGCGTATATATCTCTTTTACGATATTTCATCTGGACCAAATCCGTGTCCTTTTAAATGGTGCATTTCTGATGCAAAATATTTTAGTAAAAAGGAATTAAGTGCTTCAGTTTGTTGTGGTGTTTTTGATGCTTTTATATCAACATGTCTACCTTCAAAATCGTATCCAAGTATAATATAACAATCTAAATATTCACTAATAATATTACATAGCCTATGAGCTAAATCCTGTCTTCTTTTAAATGTTTTCTTTTCAACAATACTTTGCTTAAGAGCTCTTTCGACCATCTCTCTTAATTCCTCATCGTTATCAAAATCTTCGGAATCTTCCTCTGGTTCGTTGCTCATGCTATTATTTATTCAAAAAATCATTCTTATCCTTTTGCCGAACTCCTGATTTTAATAACTTACTAACAACAACTTCAATAGAATCTGTTTTTAAACTAAAATTATTGTTAAACAATTGATTACCATCATTAAAGCTAAATAAATATTCACCTTTAAAAGGAGTATTCTCAAAGCAGGTAATGTATACTGAAGCACCAGTAGGATCAACTAGTACAGTCCATTTACGAGGATCAGATTTACTATACTTATCAAATATTCGTAAAGTAACAAAATCATTGTCCTTTAATCTTTTAATAAAGTAGCCTGCAGTTTTAAGTTTATTTTTCTTGTGATGCATTATCATTGAGTTAAAGCTGATATAATATATTTTAATTTAATATCTTTATCTTCAATATCAAATATAACAACACCAAATTCAGTATTTACCTTAACATTAAATTCATCATTTATAATAGAAAGTAATCTAATATTATCTAAATTTACTGGAGTAGGTTTAAGGTTAATATCAGTTTTACCTAAACTTAGAGTAAAGTTATCAGTATTATGTCTAGATCTATCAGTAAGTTCTGCCATTAAGTTATCGCCTTCAGTATAAAAATATATTTTATTAGTTTCAGATGCAAAAGTACTACCTTTAAATAATCTCTGCAACGTATTTTTATTGAGCTTAAACTCAACATCATACTTAAACGCATTTATTTTTTCAAGATTAATATTAGGTCTAGTTATAAAGCCCTCTTCAAATAAATGATATTTAAACTTAACACTACTACCTTTATACTCTAAATTATTCGAATTAATATCTAGAGATATATCAGTATCCTCAATCGTATCTAGTACATTACGTAATTTTTTTACGTCAGGTATATTTAACGAACTTTCAAAAGAATAAAGATTAGTCTTATATTCAGAACAAAGAATTAAAGTACTATCAACGCTAGATACTAAACTAGTAATCTTATCTTTTTTTAAATCTAGGATAACTCCACTATCGTTTATCTTAGAAATAGCGTCTAATAACTTTAAAAATTCAGCTTTGTTTGCGACTTTTAGTTGTCTTTTTTCCATTATCTAATTTTAAGCTAATTTCTTTCAATAGCAAATTTTGCTCTTCTAATAGATCAAGCAACTTATCTGTTACCGTTGGCTCAGAGAAATCAAACTCACCTTGATTATCAACTGCTGCTGGTGCAACAGGAGGTTCAACTTCTATTACTTCTGGAGGTGCTTGCTGTAATTCCATAGCAGCTTGTTCAGGTGTAATTTGTTGCACTGGTGCTTGTGGAGCTTGTTGTTGTGGAGGTGGTTGCGGTGGTCTTTGAGGATGAATAGTAGGAGAATGTGCAGTTTGCTCAAACACTTGCTTCATTTCTGCTGACTTTGGTTTTAAATTACCAGCTGAACCAATAATATTTTGATCTTGTTGATGTAGTTGGCCATATGTTTGACCCATAAACTGCATAACAATAGCTTTTTCTTGTGGAGTCATTCCTTCCATTTTACAGATCTTTTAAGAGGTCATCAATATCTTCTTCTACACTATCGTTAGTAACAACAGCCGGCTCAGGCTCTACGGGAGTAGGAATACTATCTGGAACCGGAGCAGAAGTAGTAGGAGCTTTTTCTTCAGCTTTACAGAAGTAATGCTCATTAAGCATATCTTTAAGCTCGTCATACGTCTTTTGCGTAAATACATCAGTTAAATCAAAAGCGCCTTCATAGATTTCTTTCTGCTTATCATCAGAAATATCAATCTTACCAGCAGTAGTAAATCTTGATGAAACGTACGTAGGAAAATCACCTTGCTGCTCAACTTTAATCTTAAAGTTAACTCCTTCATTACCGAGATCAAAAATTCGCGGACCGAACTCTTCAGCATCTTCACCTTCGATAGCCTCAGTAATAATTTTTTGAAGCTGCTTACCATATCGAAGAATTTTTACTTTACCGTTATTATCAGGATTAACCGGATCATCGATAACGTATACATTAACTAACCATTTCTCTAAACGACGAACAGCAGTCATTTTTTCTTTTTCTTCTTCACTACCTGTCCGAAGAACTTTAAATCTCTCTTCAGCAATAGGATCTCTTTCACCGAATGTCTGAGGACTTAAAGCCTGAACATATTGCCCAGTAGCAAACGAATTCCATCCATGATTATAATAATGAAAAAACGTTTTACTAGGGTCTTTAGCATAAGGTAAAAGTCTTACCGTATACGTATTACCTACTTTAGTAGGCATAATTTCGTTAAATGTAGCAGAACCCTTACTATCAGAGCTTGCTAACGCGTCTTTAATTGATTGAAACATTGAAGTATTAAAAGTACTCATGCCATAATTATATAACCTATAGAGAGGATATCAACAGTTTTTTATAACTGTATATTTGAATTTGAATTAAGGAACTTAGTAATATATTTTGACTTTGTTATTGCTGGTTCAAAGTCAATAAAGAGCTTTACTATATCAAAATTTGTCTCTATTGTTAATAGTTCCTTTAGTATATTTCTCAATCTTTCTTCTTGTAATACAAGTATAAAAATATTTTGCAGAGATAATTTTTTACCTTTTAGCATTGAACAAAACGTACAAAAGCAAAGTAGTAGATGCTCTGTTTCATCTTTAATTAAAGTTTTAGAGGGATTTGGTGATATATTTGAAGTTGTTAGCACGGTGCGAATGTTTTGGTTAAGTTTGCAAATTGTTGAGTTAACTTACCTCCTGCTGCTGCAGCGTGGCCTCCTCCATTACATAATTTTGTAGCTAATATACTAACATCAACATCAGTTTTTTTGGAGCGTCTAAACGAAACAGTTTTTGCTTGAGTATTTACAATAATACTAATATCAGTATTATATTTTTTAAGTAAAAAATGTGCTAGCTCATTAATCGCATAATTAGCAAATGTAGCTACTATAGTGTAGTCTTTTATCATACCTGTAAAGACCTGTGCACTATCTATTTGATCTTTAAATTTTTTGAAATATAATTTTATAGCATTTTTTTCATGTATAGTAAATTCTCTAAATCCTTCAGAAAATGCATCAATAAATTTTTCTGTTTTTGGAGAATTCAAATTATAATATATAGCATTTAGTTTAAGTGATTCTTTATACTGTGTATTATACCAGTCATATGTACCAATGTACTCAATCAATAATAATTGTGAATCGGTTAAATGTGATAAGTGATCACCAAACTTATCATAAATTAGGTCTAAAGTTGATCTATAACCTTTTTCTGGCCCACTTTCTAGTATAGCTTTTGCTTTACTATATAGATGTTTATTATTAATATGATTTTTATGAGTATCTACAACAACTACATTTTTTCTATCAACTAATTTAATTTGTTCCGGCGTTAAATCTAAATCAACAATAAAAACTCTATCATAATGATCTAGTGTTTGTAATGATCCTTTAAATCTTCCAGTAATGGTTGATTCTGTTACATCATTTATACTAAATGTATCAGCATCTTTATATAACCACTTTAACACTAACGCTGACCCAGCGCCATGTAAATCGGTATCAGTCCATACTTGGATATTCACTGTATATATTTACAAAGAGTTCCTTATTGTGCAAGTCCTGCTAATATATTAAGTGTATCATCCATATCCTCGCCTATTTCAACATCATCAGCTTGTTCAATAGTAAGAGTAGAATAGTCAATTCTCATTGCTTGAGTTATACCTCTCGGCCCATATCTATTTTTCATCATACCTAAGCGTATAACTCCTATTCCTCTATCTTCTTCATTCTGAAAAATAGAAACAATAGCATCAGCAGTAGCTGCTAGACCTATAGACTCAGAGATAGTTGCTAAGTCAGGATTATCAGTATCGAATCCAGCTCTATTTAACTGCGTAGCTGAAATAATAGGACAGTTAAACAGATAACTCATAGCTCGTACTTGCTCAGTAACATGCTTTATCCGTTCATAAGAATTATTACCAACAGTAGAATGCATTAGGTTAAGATAATCTAATACTATTGCATCGAGTTTAATACCTTGCTCTTCAAATTTCTTAATAAACGCTTTAAGTTGATTAGCTGTAATAGTAGCAGGAGGAAACTCTTTAATAAAAATTTTACCACCTTGATTATGCATACCTTGTTTAATACTAGCAGAGTTTTGAGCTAGTTCTTTCATTGGAATCTTAGTAACATTACTACATATACGTCTAGCATAAAGTAATTCAGACATCTCTAAGGTAACTAACAAAACATTTTTACCTTCTTCAGCTATATTACTAGCAATATTACCAAGAAAAATAGATTTACCAATATTAGTTTCACCAGCGAAAACATATAAAGCTTTACCAGCTTCTAAAAAGCCTCCCCCTAGACAATTATCTAACCACTCCCATTTACTAGGAACATATCTTTCTACAGAATTAAGATCATCAATAAGTCTATCAACGTCACCATAAAAATCTAAACCAAGATCAGTTACAAGATTAATATTACAAGACTTTTCAAATTTATCTAATACTACTGATGTATCTACTTTACCATTTGATACATCTTCAGCTACATTTAGCATAGTATGATAAACAGCTTTTTCTTTAAGGAACTGTTCAGTATTATCATATAGCTCATCTTTATCTAAAGAGTTATCAATATCAGTAAATGACTTAACTAGTTCCTTAAAAGACTCTTTTTGCTCATCTGAAACAAGATACGATTTTATTTCAGTAGTAGTAGGTAACTTATTTCTCTTTTCAGAAAAGTCTTTTATAATATTAAAGATACTTGCAATCGATTTATTTTTAAAGTATTCAGGTTTAACAAAATCAGCAATAGAAGCTAAGTAACCACTATCAGTAAGAGACTTATAAATAAGAATATTTTCGAAATAATCTAAGTCTAATTTACTCACAATTTAATAGTATAATAATTTATTGCGTTTTCCACTTATCAAGAAACCAGTCTTCGCCCTTTTGAAATTCTTCTGTAAAATTAGTAAGCCCGGGAGATTTATGCGTTATAATAAAATCTCCAACACCTACTTTAAATCCTGCTTTATGACATTGCATAGAGTAGTCTAAATCGTAAAAATGCCACTTTGATGGGCATGTTTCATCAAAACGAATCTTTTCAAATACTTTTCTTTTTATAACTAAAAATACACCATCGATTAGAATAGCTCTATTAGGATAAAATCCAAATCCCCCCATATGCTTTTGTCCTTCAGTACCATGAGCTACGGCTCCAACTAAATGACCTCCTTCAAAACCACCGCCTAGCAAATGCCATAATACAGGTTTTTTAAGTGTAACTTTATTACACCCAGCAACCCCCACGATATCAAATTTTTCAAAATTACGTTCTATCCTTTTTTCAGAATATGCTTCTAATATTACATCGTCGTGAACTAAAACTAAATTATCAACACGTTCTTTTATTGCAAAGTCTATTGCTTTATTGTAAGTTTTTTGCAAAGATTCTTGATTATGCTCTTTTATAAAAACATCAATACCTTCATCTCTACATGTATTATAGAGCATTGAATCTTCTTTTTTACCAGCTGTAGCAGAAAAAATAAACGTTTTCATATAAACATAAACGGTGATTTGGTTTTAAAGATACCAGCTTTATTCCATCGCTTAGTTCTTTTATTTAACTTCATAATAACTCCTTCTGGAAGCATTCTATAATCTGTTCCAGGCATTGTTGTATAACTTCCTTTATTATTATAATGTAACAAAGAACCTACTCTTGCAATATATACATCGTTCGTTTCACAATTTACAATACTTAAAGCAAAAGAACCTTCTAACATTTCTAATACTTGCTTTATAACTTTAATAGGCTTCTTATTTGTTTGAGAAAATTTTTCCAAAAGTTCAACGATTACAGCAGTATCAACAGGATTTTCTACATATTTAAGATGCTTTCTTCTTAATTTTTTATCGTTAGTTAATACACCGTTATGACTAACTAACCACGTCATAGATTCAAAAGGATGCGAAGTATTATAATTCCACGATCTTTTAGCAGATGTAGGAGCTTGAACATGACCTAAAACATATTGTATGTCATCTCTATCTGCATAATTAAATTTATCAAAATTTATATCACCTTCATATTTAGCAATAAATTGATCATCGTCTGATAAGCATACAACACTACTAGCAAAGTTACCACGTTCTTTATTTGCTTCATATAAAATTTCTAACATCGTTTTATCAAACGATCCAAAAATAGCGCACATATCTTATATTAATATATTTTGTAAAGTAATCAATCTTCCCAATCAAACTTAAATCCAGGTTTCCACATATAAGAATTATCTACATAGCGGCTAGATGGACCGTTGGGTCCTTCATCTCTAATTCGCTCGCAAATTTTTCTTAGCCTTAATACATGCGCACTAGGTGATGCTACAGGCCTTCTACGTTCTTGCGGTATTCTCCAAAACAGATCAATATTACCATACTTACTATCTTTAGCTAAACTATAATCCGGGTAATCGACACCATCAATAGTAAACCATTTTTTCTTTTTCTTTTTAGTTTTTTCGATTCCTAGATTCTTAAGTGTCTTTTTACCTAGACCCTTTACCTTAAACAGATCGTCATTGTTTCTAAAAGGTCTAAAGCCTACAATACGTTTAACTGTAGTTTTACCCACCCCGGGTAATTTACACAATTCTTTATCTGTCATCTTATTAAAATCCTTATAATTTAGCTTCATAGGTATAAATATATTATATGAGTTCCTTCGATTTCGCCGATAATTTTAGTGGCTTTAATGATTTATTCCAGAGGGCAGAATTTCTTACAGAAGCTAAGAAATCACCTTATGCTAAATACCACCCATCTTTTGGTGGTGTCACTAAAGATTTAAGATCTGCAGGATTTAGTTCTGCTCCATTAGATACAATTAACTTTATTAGAACAGCACTATATAACTTAGAGCTCATAAGTGACGATGAATTAGCTGCAGCTAAAAAAGGAACCGGGTTTGCTGCAAAAAAGAAAAATCTTTTAGCTCTACTAGATTCTAAAGAAGATGTTATTGAGCAAAATAAAGATAAAATAGCTAAAGAAATTGCAGATGGTCTTGCCCGTTATATTAATAGAGCAACAACTGATAGAGGTAAAGAAGAAAAATATGCAGCGCAAAAAGCTGCTTTAGAGTTAGCTAAAGATATTAAAGCAGGTGAAGATATGGGTGATGCTGTTGAAGATGCCGTTGGTCAACTTGATGCTGCAGAATCGGAATTAGCTGACAGTTTGCAAATGTCAAAAGAAGATCCAACTACATTTATTGAGATTAAAATTAGAGATGCAGAGCGAACTGACGATGTTAGTAAGATAGTTTCAAAATATGCTAATGAAGATGGGGTAGATATTAGCGGAGATACAGTTCAATTTTCAGTTGATCCAAATACCCCTCTCGCTAGTGCTGTTGCTAGACATGGTATTGATAAAATTGAAACAGCTTTAAAAAGAGATGTTGATAGAATTAGTGATAGTGTTGTTATTGTAATGGCTCCAGATGAAGATTATGAAGAAGGTCCCGCGCCTATAGAACCAGAAGGTCCTGCTAATGAGTATGAAGAAAATATTAATGAAGTAGAAGATGCAGAAGATCTTAGCGCTAAGAAAGCTAGGGCAGGAAAAGATATCGGTAAACCGGGAAAGAATTTTTCTAAAATAGCTAAAAGCGCTGGTAAAAAGTATGGCTCGAAAGCAGCTGGAGAAAGAGTAGCTGGTGCTGTATTAGCTAAGATGAGAGGTAATTATGAGGGTGCAGAAGAGTTTGATGACTTTGATATTGGACCACAGTCTGATGAAAATATACCTGATGATTATGAAGAAGTTTTAGCTGCTTTAATTGATGATGATAAGAAAAAGCACGCAATGAAGCAACTTAACGGTGAAGATGAAGAAGAAGCTATAGTAATGCAACCAATGCTTGAGTCACATAAGACAGATACATCTGCATACCTTACAGAGCAATCAGCTTCAGACAAACGTAATAAGAAAACGGAGATTAAACCTCAATCCTTTAAGGAAAAATATAAGCCAAAGACATCTTGGCAGTTAGAAGAGCTTAGACGCTACGGTCTTTAAGCGCATTTTTTACAATTATTTTCTTCGTATAGCTTATCCAACTTTTCCTGTTGGATATAAGTGATAGGGTCTTTTAAACCAGCATCCACAAATCCTTTTACTCTCATACTACTCGACGGTGTAGTAGCATCTGCTAGTTTATCTTTTCTATCTGAATAACAAGTCCAAGTATCTTTAAATTTAACACCAAGTCTAGCACCCTCTTTAATAATTTCAGCTTTAGACATAACAAGTAAAGGGGCTTCAATTTTAACTCTATTTTCTCTATTAAGTTCTGTCACTTTATTTACCGTATCTACGAACTCTTCACTACCATCCCAGTAGCCTGCTAACGAATCAACTTGAGCAGCGCCATACCATACTGTATCTGCATCTACACTTTCAGCATAAGCAGAACAAATAGATAAAAACATTAAGTTTCTAAACGGTACATAAGATACAGGTTGAGCATCTCCTGCTATTTTACTAATATCAGGATTATCAATATCAGTATTAGTTAAAGAAGATGTAGGAGCTATATCTTTAATATAGTTTACATCTAAAACTTTATTAGTTACTTCAATATTCTTATATTTTTCTATAAAGTTAGTAATCTGCTTATCAACGCATTTAAGTTCACGTCTATGTCTTTGACCGTAATCAAAGGTCAATGTATGTATTTCATCATACCCTCTATCTTGCGCCATATATAACAGCACAGATGAGTCCATTCCACCACTAAGAGTCAGTACTAATTTTTTCATCATTAATTAAATCTTCTAATTCAAGTTCATCGGGGATATCTTCTTCGTTATTGCTATAGGACCATTCCTTACCAATACGTTCTTCAACTTTAGGTAAGATAGTTTCTTCCCAAAGCTTAGTATCCTTTCTCCAATTTTTATAATAACCTAACTTAGTACCATCTTCAAGCTGATAAGTTGCGCCAGTTTGAATTACAGCACCTACACCTACAGCCAGATCAACTAAACCATAATATCTATCTAATCCAGAAGAGAAAGATAAATACATTTCCCCTTCTAAGTATTGCTTAATAAATCTATTCTTACGTGTGAGAGCTCTAATAATAATACCGGAGTATTTTTTCTGACCTACAGCTAACTCACCATCAACAGTTTTACCGCCATCAGACTTCATAGGCTTACGTGCAAGTTGTACAGTTACTGACGGTAAATAAATACAAGATTTACCTCCTGGCATATTTTTTTCAATAGAAGGAAATAAAGCAGTAGGATCATCATAAACATGATTAGTACATAAGATGGTAGTTTGAGTTACAGAACCTAAATTAGTACAAGTTTGCATTAATGTTTTCATAGCTCGAGCTTTTGTACCCATATCTGATGAAGTACTATCTTTATTCATACGATTAAGCTCTAACTCTGATTGTAGGTTAGCTAAAGAATCAATAGCTACAATAAATTTACCTTCAAGTCCCTTTTCTTTAACGGAAGTAAGGAATTTATAAAGGGAGTTCCTAGCTTGTTCAATACTAGTACAAGGAACATATTTTACTTTACTAATATCTAAACCTAATCTTTCCGCACCACCTGGATCGATAGCATTTTCAGTATCAAAGATAACTGGAATAAGTCCTTCTTCTTGAGCTTTAGCTAGAATCTTTTGAACAAATAAAGACTTACCAGTCATAGATTCACCAGCAAGCATAGTTACTCTTCCTTTAGGAATACCGCCATTAATAGAACCAGAAATGATAGCATTCAGTACATATGACCCTGTATCAATCCACTCACCGACATGACTTAACGTATTATTATCAAGGTAAGTAGCGAAAGGGTTAACTTTATCGATAGCGTCTAAAGCACTAGTAATATCTTTATCCATATATAAGATTATATTTTCTTATATATACTTTTCAACTGTTTAATTTGTTCCAAAAGATCTAATACATTAGTAACTTTTATTGTATCAGTTTGTATTGTCATGGGATAGTTTAACTGTGTATCAATACGTATACCTTCAACATCACATTCTGGAGTTACCATATCATCAACAAAGTCATATAAACCTTGACTCTTAAGATTTTTATAATGGTAATCAATTAACGGTTTAGTTGTTTCAACTACAACATTAGCATCAGCCATCATTGTTAAATACCTAAAGTATAGCCCTTCATTTGTTGTTAAATCTGCTATAACTATTAAGTTCACATAATTATTTATGCATAAAAAAAGCCCCTTACGGGGCTTTAAAAGGTGGGTGAGAGGATTTTCTGGTAACCTCCAACTTTCAGTGAGCAAGATGCAGTTTCATCTTTTTACCTACTTGTGCCCTGCTTTTTTACACTTAATAGTCAGTTGACCCTCCATGTACGTTACAGTCCCTTTAACACTCTTGCTTAAAATGTTTATTCAGGCACACCCGGGGTTGGGCTAGCTAGGCCCATATAAATTATTATACCTTATAAGTTTTAATGTATTCTTCTTTTTTTCTTCGAGGTACATCTACCTCGAGAACTCCATTAACGTAAGAAAATTTAATCTTATTAAGGTCAAACTCTCTCCCTACTGAGAACGATCTATTATAAGTCTGTTCTTTTGCCCCGTCGTGAGTTTTAATTTTGCGTTTAGCTTTAATATAAACTTCACGTTGATCTGTATCTGTAGAAAGATTTAGATCTTCTTTTATAACTCCCGGTAGATCAATTTGTACACTTAATGTATTTTCGTCTTGCGAAAAACGAACTTGATCTCCGGTTTTATATACTTCTTCCAGCTGGTGGAAGACTGGTGTCAGATTAAAAAAACCATCAAAGGCTTTTTCGATTTCTGCGATTGGATTATGTGTGTATCTAGTTAGTTTCATAGTAAAAATATTTATTACACATTATGTATTTTTTTAAATTAATCGTCAAAAAGCTTAATTACTTCAGGCTCTTCTTCTTGAGCTGGTTGCTCTTGAATAGGAGGTTGTGGATTATTAATATTTTCATACTGAGTAATAATCCTATCGTCAAGATCAACGTCTGAAGTACTAATAGCACTCTTAGTAAAGGTCCAATTATTTTTTTCTTTATCTTTTAGAAACTCCATAAAGATATATGGGAAAGATTGAACTTGTAATTGTCCTGACTGTGCATCTGGCTGTACGTGAATAATTACAGGGTTAAATAAAGTAACTGTTTTTGCATCTTCTTTAGAAACAGTCCCTACAACGGTACGTCCAATATGATCGATAATGGTCGTAATTTTTGGTTTTGGTTTTTTATCTGCCATAATAATATATTAAATTAAATTTTGTAATAATCCACTAACCTTTTTGATAAATTAGAGTATTTGCTACTTTAATTGCTTCATCAAGTGCTTCTTTTGCCTGCTTAGAAAGATATGTAGATTTATCTGATGCATGTTCTAAAGCATCTCTTAAGAGAAAAACAGATCTTCTAATTTTTTCAATCTCAGGAGAATTGATAGTTCCGGAACCATTATCAGCTCCTGTAATAACATCTTTAAAAATTGCTAATGTTTCTAAAATACCAGCAATTTTACCTCGCTTAAAAGCAGGGTGTGCGTTAATGGTATTATCGTCTTGTGGTCTATCTAGATAGCCTCCCGGTTGTACTGCCATAATAAGCTTATTTACTAAACAAGTCAAATAATTCAACCTGTACATTATCAGCTGGTTTTCTAATACTCCAGCCTACACAATCGTAAAATCTTTCTATGCCTTGAAATAAGATCTTTTCAAACATTTTATCATAATTAATTTTAAACGTTTGTTTAAACTCCGAAGGGTATTCATACTTAAAACCAATACTATCTAATCCGTATTTATTAGGCTTTTCAACATACATATAACGAACTTTATCACCTGATCCTAAAGATTCATACTTGTTACCTGTATTAAGTTTATCTAATAGCAAATTATAAAAATAAGCTGACTTAACATGAATAGGCATACTCTTAACAGTATTAAACTCCCTACAATCTACAGCATACTTTTCATAACCTTTTACACCCATAACAAAAGCAAGTTCTTCAGGACTTAATTCTTTAAAAATATCATAAGTTTCATTAAGCACTTTATTAGTTTCAGTTAAAGACTGAGTACTTAACATAGTTTCAATAATTTTTTTAGCGTACGGCTTAATTGCGTTAGGCATAGTAGTTCGAACTACTTCAACACCTGTATACTTAAATTTATTTTCCTTAATACCTTCATCGTCTAAGATATGCATTACATATCGTTTTTTCTGTAAGAAGACACCAACGTCAGCAATACATTCACGTTTAAATACAAAGCGACTATCTTTAGATAATAGAGATTTTTTAGCCCAATCTTGTACCCCGGCATTTAGATAGTCTTCAATTTCTTGTATTTTATTATGAGTATCTTGATGGATATCTTCACCATCTAAAAAGTTCAATCCTTTTTCAACAAGAGGAGTAATCGATACATATGAAGAGTCGGTATCGTTATAAACAATACATTCTTCTAATTCTTTATCAGATATATCAGGTATTTCCTTTTTAATAAACTCTTTAATAAGTTCATTCGAATACTTAATAACAGCTTGACCAGTTAACGTTACAGATGAGGCAATATCGTCATCACCAATAGGAGCGTTTTTATTGCCCATATATCCATAACAAGAATTAATAAGAATCTTAATAACCATCTGCGAAGTATTAAGTCGTTCTACTTCATATTTAGCTTCAATATATTCCGGAGTATCTTTCTTAAGTTTCTTAAGTTTAGTTTTAGCTTTAAAGAGATCTTCTTTAATCTTTACTCGTTGATTATAGTAATGTTCGAGAAACTCAGGTATAATACCTTTTTTCTTTTGTGTAAAAAGGAACCCAGCTTTTGATAACGCACATTCTTCATCTTTAAGAAATTTTACAAATGCAGGTTTATCTAACTCAAATACTTTACCGGCTACATGTTGTATAACAATCTTATCATCAGTAGTTTTTTCAACTCTACCTACTTTAGTTTCCGGCGAAGTATTAAGAGATATCATCACATTAGGATATAGGGAGTTAGCATCAAAAGATACTATATGATTCTTAAATCCTTGTTTAGGTTCAGCAACATAAGCACCCGGATTCTTTCCAGTATCAGCATTACGTAAAAACGTTGCAATTATCTCCCCTCTTTGTCTACCTCTAATACATAATGCACCGTTAATAACACCAATAGTACCCATAGCACCTTCAAGCGTAGTTAAGCCTACGTAAGATAACTTTCGCAATAAAGGAAAATATTGCAGTTTATCTTCTAATCGAACGAGCAAATTAACATCTTGAATATTATAGTCAATAAAAGTATCCCAATCATCTTCCGATAAAGAAGCAAGATTAGTATCACCGTAATCAATCTTTCGTTGCCCGAGCTCTACTTCACCAATAGCGTCAAGTTTATAAGACTCTCTTAACTTTAAACAAAACCGTTTATAAACATCTAAATAATCTAAACAAGCTACACCATCAATATAGTAACGTTTTTGATCTTGACCAAACTTACCTTTAATAGCTCTAAAATGAACTCTACCCAAAGGCGAAAGTCTATTAACATAATCCTGACCTAAGATTCTTTCAATACGGTTAATAATATAAGGTATATCGAAAAACTCAGAGTTCCAACCACTCAATATATCCGGATAGTCTCTTTCAAGATATTCAATAAATCTAATAAACATCTCACGTTCATCTTTACAATAAACATAATTAAGATTATCAACGCCCTTGCCGTTATATGGTTTAATACCAAATGTATGAAACTTTTTACTAAAATTATCGTAACAAGTTATTACGTTAACAGTATGAGTAGGATTTTCAGGATCAGGAAACGTATCGGGAGAGTAAGTTTCAATATCTAATAAACACGTTTTAAGAGGATGAGTACTAAATTCCTTTTCTTCATTTTGCTCCCAATATAAATCTAGTAAAAATTGTTGAGCCGGCGGCATATTTTCAAATACACGCTTTATATTAGAATCGCGTACGAATCTAGATCTATCAAAACTAGTATTAAATTTACGTTTTTTAACTTTAGTACCATAGATAGACGTTTTATCACCGGCTGCATTTTCAATATATAGATAAGGTTCAAAAGAACACTCATGCATTACCCTCTTACCTTCTGTATCCCAGGTAAATAAATTAACACAACGGTTTCTACCGTTATACACTACATTACGATACGACATCTACTACTATTATAGTAGTATAGTTCCTAATTCCACTCTTTAAGGAAACGTCTTTCGGAACTTCCATATGGTGTATTTAAAGCTTCAAGATGCGCTCCAATATTAGGATCTAGTTCTAAAATTCTTTTTTCGCCTATAGCACGAAGTTTATGTACATTTTGCATGTACTTATTTTTCTTATTGGGTCTTAAAATACGTTCTATTTTATCTTCAAATTCTTCTACTGAACTAAATTTTAAATGATCTGGTGCATTACTATATGTTTCCATATCTTGACATAGACATGGTATACCCAATATACAGCCTTCAATATATTTAATATCTGATTTTGATCTATTAAAATCATTAACTTGTAATGGTGCCACCATTAATTGTGCTCTTAAACTATTAATAAAATATGGGTATTTTAATAAAGTTTGCCAGCCATAAAACTCAATTTTTTGCTGTTGTACTAAATCAGCTAACTGCGGAGGAAACGCCCCTACAAAAATCCATTGATATTTGTCAACCGTCTTTCGAATAAAGTCTCGAACTTCTGATAAATCATCCTTACCACCGGTTTTATTATCAACATCATAATGTGCACCAGATCCTGTATAAAGTATACGTGGCTTCTTTTTATTTTGATCATAATTTCTTTCTATCTCTCTCGAATTAAAAAGCTGACCCATCCACCCATGAGGTATAAAGTTTGGAATAACAGTAATATTTTGCTGTCCAGTTTTTTCTTGATATAGCTTTCTCATAAAGTCACAAGTTACAGTAACTTCATCTACCAAATTAATTATATCAACACAATTTTGTCTAATTTCGTCTGTATCAAAAGCGAATTTAAATTTATTGTAGTCTGGAATAACTTCTTTAAATACTACATCATCAACTTCATATATAATTTTAAAACCATACTCTTGCTGTACTTGTTTGAGAAATTTAATAAACGCTAATTGATGTGAAGAAGCTTGTCGTTGTACTTTTACTGTCTTAACTCCTTGATACCATTTAGGATCTGCTACCATAGCTGTAGTAGATTGTGACATACCATCGCCTCTAGCGTTAATTGTTGCTTCAGGCCAAAGAATTCTCCAATGACCACAACCAGAATAGTCTGCTAGATAATTAACATATCTAGGCATATCTGCTTCTGATGGCGCTGGTAGCTTAGGTGTTAAAGGTACACCTGGCATTTGTCCCATAGGGCTAGTAACTGGTGCAGCTTGTGGTGTAACTATCGGTTGCGGATATGGTGATGGTGATATCATCTTATTTATATAGTTTAAAGTTCTATATAATCTACCCGCTTAGTAATTCCATTCTTTTTCTCAAGATATACAACATCGCCGGTTACTGCTTTAATAGATTCTTTACGATGAGATATAACTATTGAACACTCATTTAACTCTTCAACTCTATCTTGCAATATTTGTGTAATTAGTTCAATTCCTTTTTCATCAAATGATGAATCAAACAACTCATCATATATCGCAATATTATATTGAACACCACCTTGCAATCTTCTTATATCTGAAAAAGTAAATAAGCATGCTAAATCAATAGACTTACGCTCTGCTCCAGAAAAATTAAAATATGAACATACTTTATTTTTTTCATTTAGTATTTCTTCTTCAAAATATTCATTGAAGATACAAATAGAATTCGAATCTAGTCTTTTAAGATAATGCAATAATTTGCTATTTAAAAGTTCCAAAAGCTTATTTACAATATAAGATTTAACCCCTTCTTCAGATACAATATACTTAACTATATCAAGCTTAGCTAATTCTTTTCTATATTCTTTAACTCTACCTTGAAGGTTATCAACACGCTTTTTAGTTTCAACAATAAGCGTATCAAAGTCTGTTTCTGTTGACTCTATAGCTTCAAGATCACCTTCAAGTTCAACTTGCCACTTATCTAATTGCTCTAGTCTTTGCTCAATATTAACTTTATTTTGTTCTTGTAGTTTTCCTTCTGATATTCTATTACGACATTCACCAACTGCTTTTAAAAATCTATTTTTTCTAACTCTTAATTCTTTAAGTCCGTCGGAGTAATATTTAATATCCTCAACTGCTTCATGAATTGCTGCTTTAAGTTTTTCTTTTTCTTGAGCTATTAATTCAGCATCATGTCCTTCCATAGGTCGAAGACATACAGGGCATTTTTCTTCTTCTGTACCCATTTTCTTATATCTTTCTTTCCTCCCAGCAGCTAAAGCTTTATTACGAGCAACCGCTTCTAGATTACTTTCAATTTTTATATCTTGATCTAAAACTGCTTCTTCTAATGCAGATATTTGACTTTCAACCTTATTAGTATCTATATCTTCTATTTCATCTAACTGCTCTTCTAACTTTTCTTTTTCAAGATTATTATCTTTTTTGCGACCTAAATATTTTTCTTTTTTATCTTTTCTAGTCTGTAAGATTTTTTCTTTTTGATCGTTGTAATTTTTATAAGCTTTATCTATTTCTTCTAATTTAGTTAATTGAGTATCATGCTCTCTAGATATCTCATTATACTCATTTCTTAAAGTAGCAAGCATTGTACTAAATACCTCCATTCCAAAAATATCCTCAATAAACTTTCGTTTTTCGATTTTATTTTTAGCCATAAAAGGAACTGCATTATTTACAGTCATAATAACGCAGTTTTGAAATATAGAAGGTGAAGCACTTAATACACTATTGATATAAGCTGTTGTATTTTTAATGCTATCACGCGTTCTATCAACGCCGTCTTTAAAAATTAAAACCTTTGAAGGAGATAATGTACGTATAATTTTATAGCTATTAGTACCTTTAGATGAATCAAGTTCAAAGTCTAATTCAATATGAGTCTTACCGTTTGTTAAGTTGTTAGGTATAAGGTCTTTTTTTAACTCGCGCAATGTTTCACCAAAAATAGCAAAATATAATGCATCAGCTATAGTACTTTTTCCAATAGCATTTCTACGATCTGGTTTATCTCTATTTTTACCAGTAATAACATGAAGCCCTTTACTAAACTCAACAGTAACGGGCTCTTCACCTACAGATAAAAAATTGACTATACTAAGCTTTTTAAAGTTTACTTTTTTCATATAAGCTGAGAGTATATTTTATTATCTCTTTTTTATTTTTGATTTCAAGTAAATTTACAAACTCTTCAATAGCTTGAGGTATATCAATACCAGAAAGATCTTCTTTATCTTCAGTATCATCAAGCAGTCTATTAAAATTTATATCATAATCTACTGTTAATACTTCAGGTTTAAGTAATGTTAACTTTTTAATTAATATATCCATATCAGCTTGAGATATGTTCATATCAACTTTTAATTTTGTAATATTACCTGAAAAGTTGTTTATTACTTCATGAGTAAATTTTTCTTCTCTTACTAACTCACTAAGAGCTATTTTTTTATATGACGGTGATATTGTATTAGGCGTAAACTCATATTCTAAAGTATCTAGATCTAAAATATAATACCCTTTATCGTTACCAGCATCACCAAAATCCATTTGAAAAGGATTACCAACGTACAATATTGTGCCTTTACCGAACTTCTTTTCATGTCTAGTATGAAAATGACCAGAAATAACTAAAGAACTTTTTTTCAATAAATCTTTAACTTTTAGTCCTTCTTCACAAACCTTATAAGTATTCATTTTGAAAGTTTCTATTTCAAAATGGCCAAAAATAATATCACTTTCAGGTATATCTTTTACTTTAGTGTTCCAAGGACAAAAGGTAATAGTACGATCAAAAGCTTCAACAGTATCAAAAGTATCTAAAATTGTAACATTTTGTCTTTTCTTAAAAATAGATAATGAATTAACATCTGTTCTATGCTTATAGTAAATATCATGATTTCCAGTAATCGCTATAATATTAAAATCGCATAATATATCTAATATATCTGCAGATACTTGTAACGTATTAACTGATATCTCACTTCTGTTATGATGCCAATCACCACAAAAGATTATATCTTTGATATTTTTCTTTTTACACTCGTCCTTAAACCAATGAGCCCATTCTACAGCATAATTATGCCAGTCTGAACTATTTGTATGAACACCGAGATGCAAATCAGAAAAAATAGCAACTCTTGGTTTATTAATCTTCAAAGGAATTTTCTTCGTCAGGGGGTTTCACATAAACATGTCCATGTGTATTTTCTGGATTTGACATATAATCTTCATATACACGCTCTCTATATTTTGTAACAGCTTCGTGATGCTTTTTCTCTTTTTTAATTCTATTTATAAACGCATGATATGCAATAGTTGTAAAATATGAAAACGGATTAGTAGCTTTTTCAAAGTTAAATTTTTTATGCTTTAACGCTGAGTACATTTTTATTAATGCATCACCAATCATATCGTCTTTGTACGTATAATTAATAAATGATGCATTATAACTTAATCCGTAGGCTATTTTTTTAATATTTTCAGCTAAATCATCTGTAAGAATATCAGTATCATAGTATTTTTGTAATGATTCCTTAAAGACTTTAGGTTCTATATAATACGGTTTTTTCTCTTTCGCGGCCATTTCCTTTTAATTATATTAACATATTACTATTTTTCAACAATATTAGTTTCACTATACTTTATCTTTTCGGTATTATAGATTTCTTTGCGCTTTTCACAATGTCTTATACCATATCTTAATCTATCGCAAAGATCAAATATTATTAACTTAGATTTAAGATTATGTTTTCTTAATCCACGACCAATTGACTGAACAGTACGTATAAATGACTTACCTCCTGAAGCAAAAATAATATTATGTAAATTTTTAATGTTAATACCTGTAGAAAAAATAGCACTTATTGCAATACATACAACATTTGTATCTTTTTCCATTATTTTTTTAATTTTATCTCGTTCTTCTACATCTACCTCACCTCTAATAAAATAAACTTGCTTGTCTGCTATATTATCTAGATATTCTTTTAGTAATTCTCCATGTTTAATATGATTAACTAATATTAGCGTATTATTATTCAATTTATTACAAAGTTTTGCTAAAAAATCATTTCGAAAATTACTTTCATAGATAAAATCTAACTCTTCTCTATAATAATTGTCACTATTATATGTCGGTGATATACGATAATCTAAGTTTAATATTTTAACATTTACATTAGCGAGATAATCTTCTATTCTTAGCTCATAGCTCGTCTTTTCATATATGACAGGGCCTAATTTACCTATAATTGACCATTTATCTAAATTATTTTCAGGCAGGGTACCTGTAAATCCATATTTGTTAGGAGTTCTTATTCTAGATACAATTTTACTAATCTTATTAGATGATTTTATCTTATGACACTCATCAACTATAAGTAAATCAATATGTTTTAACCAGTCATTTTGTTCAAATCGACTTTGAACAATACCAATATTACAAATAATAACATTTGCAGTTAAGTCCGGTTTAATCTTACCAGTCCATTTAGTTATTTTAAAAGTAGTACCACAGTTTAAAAACTCATCGTACGTTTGAGTTACAAGTCCTAAGTCAGGAACCAATACTACACACTTAAATGTATCTTTATCCTTACTATCTCTAAAGTAATTTTCAATTAAAGCTGCTGTTGTAAAGGTTTTTCCCGCACCAGTACCTAAAACACAAGTACCAGTACCAAGTTTGAGAGCTTTTTTAACAACTTCTTCCTGATATTCTCTTAAATTAAACGCAAAGTCTTTATAAAGCTCTATATCTTTACCAACTTTTAATACTTTTTGTAGTTTATCTGTAGTTTCTGTATCTTTCTTAGTTAAAAACTTTTTAATTTCCCAATATAGACCAACTTCACACGCACCAGCTGGAGTTATAGCATATTTTCTTTGAGGTATATACCGACCATAACGCCTACCAAAGCGCGCCGCATCATTAATAATACTAAAATGCTTTCTTATATCATTAAAAAGATCTAAATCTTCTGTTTTTAATAGAAGCTTACGAGTTGATGGATTGTAATCAAAAGTTACCATTAGTATTGCTCCATTTTATTCATATCAATAACATTTTTAATCTCCCAATGCATATTACTGAGTATTTTTTCTACTTTCTCAAGGTATTCTATAATAGTATCTTGCTCTTTTATGTTATTATTAAGTTTAACAACAGATTCGTACTTTTCAGCAGCAGATTCTGCAGAAGTTTGATTAATACGTACAGGAGAATCAGCAATTACCTTCTTAACTAAGTCTTTTTTAAGCTTACTCTTTTGAGCAATCAGTTTATTGCGTAGAATTTTTGCTTCTATAAGTCTACCAACCCAAAAATGCTTACGAGCTGGAAGTCTTTGTTGCTGTTGTTTAAGATTAAGATCATTTAGTACAAGATCTTCACCAATTTCTTGCATATACTTTTTTAGCAATTCCACACAATTATTATAAATATAAGTATAATGGAATCAAGTGGCAAATTTGAACGTATCTTTTTAAAAATGTTAAAAGAAGAGATGACTGCTGGTGCTGGAGGGGCGCTTGGTGGTGGTTCTTCGTATAACCCGCCGGGTGATATAAGTTCTGGTGATACATACGCTCCAGGCGACGCTAGATTACCTAAGGCTCTTGGAGCTGTCCAAACGCGTAAAGGTACAGTAAATAAAAAGAAGAAAAAGAAAGCAAAAGAAGAAAACGAAGAAAATTTTCCAGAAGAAGATGCAGAAAAGAAGAAGAAAGCTGATAGGTGTAAGCGTAGAGCTGATTCTGTTTATGGTAAGAAAACTTCTGCTTACAAATCCGGGGCTATTGTAAGGTGTAGACAAGGAAAAATTTGGAAAAAGAAAAAATGACCCAGAAAGAGATATTAGAAGCTAGCGACTCACTACGTCAATGGTTTAAACGTGGTGGTACTGATCCTAAAACTGGTAAAAAGTTTAAAGGGTGGGTAAATTGTAAGACTGGTGGTCCTTGTGGTCGTAAATCAAAAAAGTCTGGTGGTAGTTACCCGGCTTGTCGACCAACTAAAGCGGCTTGTAAAAGTATTAAGGGTAAAATGTATAAAAAGAAGGGTCCAAAGCGTGTTAATTGGAAGAAGAAAAAAACTAAAAGCGAGAATGCTGAAGAACCTAAAAAGGGTACCGGTAAAAAACCTAAAGGTTCAAGCAGAAGGTTGTATACTGATGAAAATCCAAAAGATACAGTAAGCGTAAAATATAGTACTGTGGGTGATATACGCGAAACGTTAAATAAAGCTTCATTTAAAAGTAAATCGCATGCCCGACAGTCGCAAATTATTAATTTAATTCATCAAAGAGTAAGAGCTGCTCGTGGTAGAGTAAAAGATCCTAAAAAGAAAAAAAGTTTAGCTGCCGCTTACAAATATATTACTAATAAAAAAGAAGCTAGTAAGCGTAAGACTAAACGAATGCGTGAAGAAGATGCAGAAAAGAAAAATGTTCATAAACCTGTTAAGCCAGGTATACTTAAAAAGCGATTAGGTAATCTGTCTTGTAGTAAAGTAAGAGGTGCTAAAAGTAAGCTTAAGAATAAAGGTACTCATTATGCTAAAGCATTACAACGCTATTTAAATTATCATTGTTAAATAAATATTAATATGAAGTCATTTAAATATTATTTTTTTGAAGCTAAAGAAGCTCCTAAAGGAAAACATTATGATTCAGCTGGTAGATTAAGATCTGGTGACGCTGATGCTGATGGTAGAGGAGGACCTAAGTATAGGTCTGATCCTACGTATAAAAATCCTAATGAAAATAATGAAGATGATCTTGAAGATGAAGAAGCACCTGAAGAGGATGCAGAATATAGAGGAAGGAAAGTAAAACTTAACAAACCCATGAGAGGGGACGTTAAGAAGTTTAAAGTGTACGTTAAGGATCCTAAAACTGGTAATGTAAAGAAAGTAAATTTTGGTCATGGAGGTACTTCTGCTAAAAGAAAAGGTGAGAAGACTATGAAAATTCGTAAAAATAATCCAAAAGCTCGTAAATCGTTTAGAGCTAGACATAATTGTGATAACCCCGGGCCAAAGACTAAAGCCAGGTATTGGTCTTGTAGAAAGTGGTAGATTTAGGTCATTGGGAGGGGATTCTAGAAGAAAGTACGGATCTACCTTACGGTTTCATTTATAAGATAACAAATCTTACTAATGATAAAAAGTATATTGGTAAAAAGCAGTGCCAGTCAATAAGAAAACGTCCACCCTTAAAGGGTAAAAAGAATAAACGTCATGAAAAAATAGAAACTGACTGGAAGACCTATACTTCTTCATCAAATGAACTTAACCAACATATAGAAACACTTGGAAAGAATAATTTTAAGTTTGAAATCCTTAGGTGGTGTGATTCAAAGTGGGAGTTGAGTTATCATGAAACTAGATTACAATTTGAAAAAGAAGTATTACTAAGAGATGACTACTACAACGGAATTATTAACGTCAGAATTGGAAGGCGTAAATGATACGGTACGTGGTTTTGAGTTTATTAATCTTAATAAATGCTTAGCTAGATCTTTTAATGAATATCTATTGTATATAACTGAAAACGAGCTTAAATTAACAAGAAAAGATAAAAACAAGCTTGGTATTCATTTTATTATTAAAGAAATAATTAAAGTTTGTAAGAATACTAATAGTAAAAAATGGTTTTATTATAAAACAAACGGTAAATCAATAGAACATACACTTGTTAAACGTATTTTTAACGCTATACCCACAAATATTACGTATAGTAAAGATAGCTTTGAAATATTTTTAGAAGAAAGAGACTACATGTCTTTCCAAAAAAAAGATACTTCAACTATTTCGTTTTATAAATTTAGATTATTTCTTCGAAGGTATGAGTTGCAGCAAATAGAAAAGGAGTTTCTAACTAATATAAATATAAAACTCTCGTTGCTTCCATAAATATATACATGAATAAGTTTCTTAAACTTGTAGAAGAGAATCGACCAGGTCAAGACAAGTATACTATTGAGTTAAGAGATTCAAACGGCAAAGTTGTTGATTCTTTTGATATGTTTGGTGTAAGCAGTCCTTTCGATATCTTTGATAGCTTTAAACGCGAGTATGCTCCAGATGGTTCAGTAGAAGATCAAGAAGTTGCTATGGGTAGTAATAAACCATATGATGTTGAAAAAGAGGTTAATAAGTTAGCAAATCAAGCTAAAGGTGGTGTAATGGGTAAGATTGCAGGGGCTATGGGAACAGCACCACAAGAAGCTAAAAAAGCAGTAAAAATGAGAGCAGACCTTGCAAAAAAAGCTGTAGATCTATATAACCAACAAACAGGTAAGTTATCTAATGCTATAGATGCCGCGAAAGGATAAAAATCATGAAAAAAACAATACAATTATTTGAAAAATATAAAAAGCTCTATTCTGAACAAGAAGAAATAGATGTTAATGTTGATGTTGAAGCAGATGCTACTGATGTAGAAGATATTCCTCCGGAGCCAACTGGTATTTCACCAGAAGGGGAAGTATTTATTGCAGATTTACTAACTAATGCCTTTATATATGCTCCAAAAATGCAGGATATTAATATTGCTGCACAGGTAAACAAACAATTTGGTAGAACGCAGCCTAGAAAAGTTATTGAAACAATTGAAAGATTAATCGAATTTTCAAACGAAGAGGTTGAACAAGAACTTGAAGACTTAGACGCACAATAACATGCAGTGGTCATTAGAAGATATCTATAAAAAGCAGGTACGTGGTAATATTCCACCACGCAGACACCTTCGTGTGCTAGGTGAAGAGGTAGATCTTTATACTAAGCAAAATGATGAATATTCATATGTTGGTCAAGTTTCAGATGAAAATTTTGATAAGATAAGTCGTATCGCAACAGGAGGAGATGCGTTAGCGTCAATTACCAAGTATTTAGAAGGTAAAAAATATACAAGAAACTCTTTTAAGAACGAATACGACTATGATAGTTTAGTTGATATGTTAGATAGAGGTGAATTTGAGAAATATATTAGCAGTGAAGAAAAACCGTCACTATCGATTAATGAAACGGGAAATGTTGTACAGTTAGTTACAAGTAAAGGGTTTAACGAAAAAACAGCAATGAGAACTTCTGCTTTTACTCCTATTGATGAAGGTGGTAGCAATGTTGGACCTTGCGAAATACTTCTCGCTTTAGCATTCAGCAACGTAACTAATTCAACCGAAGGGGGTGATTTAATGATAGATGGTGAAAAACTTGAAGTTAAAGGCCAAGGCGGTAGATTTGGTCAACAAGGCGGAAGAGGAGGACCAGCCTTATCTCCATCAACCCTTCTAAAAGGGTTAGAAGCAGATAATGTTAAGGTAGTTGAAAGTGTTGAATCAAATATTATTGGTGCGTATCGTGCTTTCGAGCAAATTGGAAAAATAGATCTATTTTTATCAAACTTACATGATTTACTTAAAATAGCATATCCGGGAGGTGATGTTGCAAAGTTTTTTACCAATGATATTAATTATATAGATCCAACATCAAGAAAAAGAGGGGCGCCACAAAGTCAAATTAGAAAACAATTAGCAAAGCTTAATCTACAGCAATATTCTACAAAGTATGATCTACAAAACATAATATTTGCAAAAGGACCACAACAAAAAAAGCCTACACCAGGTCGTTTAGGTGATTTTGCTTCATTTACGGTTAATGACGCTATTAAGGAGGGTGGTTTAATTGATAGAGGTATTTTACGTGCAAATTCTTTTACAATGGCCGGTCTCTATCCAAACTTTTTCTATATGTTTTCCAATGAATCTAAATAAACTATGAAGACTTTTAAGCTATATTTTGAACAATACGAGCTTCTAAATGAAGCTAAAGCTAATACACACCTTACACATTTAGAGGAGCTTATTCTTACTAAAGGAGAGGGTGGATATAAGACTGCAAGGGGATTTATAACCGATTTGCTTTCACATTTACAGGGTAAGAGTAAAAGAAAAGTAAATACATCAGTCAAATGGGATGGTGCACCTGCTATTTTTGCTGGTAAGCATCCAGAAACTGGTAAATTCTTTGTAGGTACTAAATCTATATTCAATAGAGAGCCTAAAATTAATTATACAGATAATGACGTTGAGATGAATCATGGTCATGCTCCTGGTTTAGCCGATAAATTAAAGAAAGCTCTTAAGTATCTTCCTAAGCTGGGTATTAAAGGTATACTTCAAGGTGATTTTATGTTTGATTCATCATCTGTTAACAGAGAGATTATTGATGGTGTGGAGCATTTTACATTTAAACCCAACACAATTAAGTATGCAGTTGAAAAAGATTCTAAATTGGGTAGAGAAATAGCTAATTCGGTATTTGGTATAGTATTTCATACAGGATATGCTGATTTAGATAGCTCCCCACAATATGGTATTAATGTAAAAGGACTTAAAAAAGTTCCAGGAGTGTGGGTTGATGATGCTATATTTACTGATTCAACTGGAACAGTTACTCTTACTACTGATGAGGCTAAGCAGGTGAGAGATTATGTAAAGACAGCAGATTCTATTAAAGTAGATTATCGAGATCTACCTCTAGACTTACTAAACATTTATGCTAACTCTGAAATTCAAAAAGGTCAGTTTTTAGAAGATCCTGAAGTTTCATTTAATAACTTTGTTGATTGGTTCAAAGGTAGAATGACTAAAGAAATAGAAAAGAGAAAGTCTAAAGCCGGTAAACTTAAGGTAGAAGAAAGCTTTAAAAAGAAAATGGCTGAATTTAATCAACAAAAAGATGATATAGTAAATATCTTTAAAGTAAGTAAGCTGCTTTCTCAAGCCAAACAGATCTTTATTAACAAGTATAATAATGCTGTATATAATACTAAGCATTTCTTAGATGCAGAAGACGGTACGTTAAAGGTAACATCTCCGGAGGGTTATGTAAGCGTATCTAAAGCTGGTGATGCAGTTAAGTTAGTAGATAGATTAGAATTTAGCCGTGCTAATTTTAGTGGAGGTCAAACAAGTACAAAAAAATGAAAACATTTAGAGAATATTTTGAAGAAAACAAAGCGATAGATTCCTTAAGAGGATGGGAGCATGATGATGCTAGAGATTACGCAATAAAACTTATAAAGAAATTCGGTGAACCAGATGAAGTAACTGAAAATATGTTACTTTGGAATAATATTGAACCGCCTTTTGAATCAGTTTATATAAAAGATGAAAGTATACCTCATGAGTTTCCTTCCTCCCATAGAGATTATGTTTATTCTACTATGAATATTGATGTACCTGCTGAAATGTTAGATACATTAGGATATGTTACTGGTAGTATTATATACGACGGTCTTAAAAAAGAAGTTACTGCAAGATGTGGTGACTTATATGCTAATGCAGCTACATTAGGTTTTGTAAAAGATAT